ATGCCTCAGCCAGTTCCACTGACCCCGCTGCCTAACTACGTCATCAACGAAGTCCAGCAGCTCCAGAGCGACTTCGAGGACATCTCAGGCCAGCACCAGGTCTCGCGTGGCGAGTCTGGCGGACTCACCGCAGCAACTGCAATCAACTACCTGCAGGAGCGCGACGACGCCTACCTCACCACCATCTTCTCGGCTATCGAAGCCGCAATTGAGAAGACTGCACGTCAGGCCCTCTCGCTGTTCGTCCAGTACGTAGACCAGCCTCGCCTCATCAAGACTGTCGGCGACGATGGCTCGTTCGACGCAATGGTCCTCGCTGGCGCAGACATCGCATCCGGTACTGACATCCGTATCGAGTCTGGCTCGGCTCTGCCTACCAGCAAGTCTGCACGTCAGGCACTCATCACGGACTGGATGAAGATGGGCTTTATCCAGCCAAAGGACGGCCTCGAAATCCTCGACATGGGCATGCTCCACAAGTTCTACAACATCATCAAGTTGGACGAGAACCAGGCTCAGCGCGAGAACCTCATGATGAAGCGCCTCGACATGGGTCAGATTCAGCAGTTCCAGCAGCAGTGGGAGATGGGTGCCGCAAACGGCGACCTCGACAAGACTGTTCCTGGGCAGGTCGACGCAAACGGTCAGCCGGTTGGACTCGCAGTTCCACCTGTTGTTCAGGTTCACGACTACGACAACCACGCGGTTCACATCGAAATCCACAACCGTTTCCGCAAGTCGCAGGCTTTTGAGCTTCTCGACGACGCCATCAAGGCTGAGTTCGAGAAGCACATTTCCATGCACAAGGCTGCGCTACAGCAGCAGGCTATGGAAGAAATGGCTATGCAGGCAGGGCCAGAACAAGGTATGCTTGCACAGGGAGCACCGGCAGGTACTCCAGACCAGACTGGTCAAACTAGCGAACAACTACAGCAAGGATAATCTTGGAGACTAACGAGACGCAGGGACTAGAAATCCCTGAAGTTGACAACACGCCAGCAGAGCCTGAGAAGGTTCACCCAGCATACGACAAGCTTCTTCAGGAGTTGCCTGAGGCTTGGCACTCAAAGGTAACCCCTTACCTTCAGGAGCAGGACAAGTACTTCCAGCAGCAGCTTGAGAAGTACACTCCGTTCAAGCAGTACGCAGAGCAGGGCATCGACGCATCGCTCATTGACGCAGGTTTGGCCATTGCTCGCCAGATGGACGAGAACCCAATTGGCACCTTCAACGCCATGAAGGAATACCTCACCTCGCAGGGCATGCTTGAGGCAGAGGCCGAGCAGGCCGCTGCTGACTTCGTTGACGAAGAGTATGAAGACGACGAGATTCCAGCAGCACTCCGCAAGGAGATGGAGGCGCTCCGCGCTCAGACTGAGGAACTCTCAAACTTCCAGAACCAGCAGATTCTTGAGGCTGAGACCAGCCGTGAGCTGGAGTCAATCACTAGCGAGATGGAAGACCTCAAGGGCAAGTACAACATCAGCGATGCTCACGAGCAGACCATCTACAACCTGATGATGGCAGCAGAGAACGCTGGACGTTCGATTTCAGTCACAGACGCAGCTCAGCAGTTGGCTCAGATGGTTGGCGGATTCCAGCCAGTTGGCGCACAGGCAACCCAGGCTGCTGCTCCAACTGTTATCAGTTCAGTCGGCGGTGCGGGTATCCCAACCCAGCAGGCAAGTCTTCCTAAGGACGACAAGGGCAAGCGCGAGATGCTGGCTCAGTTGTTTGCTGAGTACCAGAAGGCAAATAACGCCTAAATCTGTGCTACTATAAGCATTAGTCTGGGATACAGCCGTAATGATGCGGTCAGGGTCGTAGGGCAAACTAAACACTTCCTTTTTTATTCTTAGGAGAATAATTATGGCTGGTCAGGGAATTCTGACTTTCGCCTCGGAAGCTCTCAAGTTGGTCTACGGTGACCTTCACGAGCAGCTCCGAGACAAGACTCCGGCGCTGGACTTCATTGAGGCCTCGTCGCAGCACATCACCCAGAATGGCCGCGAGGTCATTTTCGACACCCACATCGGACGCAACCACGGTATCGGCGCTCGCGGCGTACGCGAGAAGCTGCCTGTTGCTGGCGCTCAGAAGTACAAGCAGGCTCACCTATACCTCAAGAACCTTTACGGTGCTATCGAGGTTGACGGTCAGCTCTTCGAGCAGGCTGCAGACAACTACAACGCCTTCATCAACGTAGTTGACAACGAAATCAAGGGCCTCAAGCGCGACCTGGCAACTGACCTCAACCGTCAGATTTACGGCGACGCTTCGGGCACCATCGCTAAGGTAAAGACCGCAGCAACTTCGACCACCATCGTTTTCGACGACGTACACTTCGTCGAAGAGGGTATGGTTGTTGACCTGCTCGACGGCACTGACCTTGTAGATGGCGTTCCAACCGTAAAGAACTCGGGCGGTCACCTGACCGTTGTTTCGGTAAACGAGGCAACTGGCGCAGTAACCTTCTCGGCTTCGATTGCTGCCGCTGTGGGCGACGTTATCGTTCGCGCATCGAACGGCACCAACTCGTTCGGCAAGGAACTCACTGGTCTGTCGTCAATCGTTTCGGACACTGGCTCGCTCCACGGCATTGACCCAACTGAGGTTGGTTCGTGGAAGTCGACCGTTGTTTCGGGCGTAGGCAACATCACCGAGCTCGGTCTTATCAACCTCGTTCAGAGCGTTGACAAGAAGGGCGGCGACGTTGACGTATTCCTGGCTTCGCCTGGTGTATTCAACGCCTACTGGTCGCTCCTGACCTCGCTCCGTCGCTTCACCAACGGTGCAGAGCTCACTGGTGGCCAGCGTGCCTTCACCTTCGAGGGTGTTGGCAAGCCAATCAAGTTCGTTTCGGACTACGCTGCGCCTAAGGGCACTCTCTTCGCTCTCTCGAGCAAGGAGCTTGTCATCAACCGCAAGCGCGACTGGGCATGGATGGACCGCGATGGTTCGATGTGGTCACGTGTTGCTGACACTGACGCCTACGAAGCCCGCATCTTCCAGTACTCGGAGATTGGTACCTACCGTCGTAACGCACACGCGAAGATGACTGGTATCAACGAGCTGTAAGAAGCAAGTAAACCCCAAAGGGGAGTGTGGTCCGTCTCGCTGCACTCCCCTTTGGCTTACCATAGAGATGAAAAATGAGTAACTACCTAAGATTCGACCGACTAAACGGACTCCGCACCGACCACCAGCGTCGTGTAGCCGAGGTTATCCGTGACGTGTACCCAACCATTGCACTGAAGCTGCTCGACCCGCTTCACCCAAGTTTTACGCCAGAGAAGCCGTTTGCGCTGGAAGACCAGCCAGACATTCTCCCGCCGTACATCATCCGTACGCTGGCTGAGTCAGAGATTGACCACAGATTGCTCGCCTGGCTCATGGACAATGACCTAGCCAACAGTAATTCCAAGGCGAATAGGCTAGAATTGTTAGAGATGTCAGAGGCGCTGATGCGAGCCAAATCCGAGCTTGACTGGGAAGAGGAACGCAAGGACATGATGCGAAGCATGTTGAAGTCCGGTAAGCACGAGTACCGCCACGGCGGCAAAACCCTCAGGAAGTAGCAATGTCTCTGGAAACCTTTACCCTCAAGGGTGTAGATGTCTCAATCCGCGTAAAGAGCCAGTTTGGCGACCTTTCGGGCGCGCAGGTTTCCGACGACGCAATCCTTCGCTGGATAAACGACGCTCAGCGTGAAATCGTAAACTCGAACTTCCTGCTCCGCGACACCAAGTACGCAAACATCGTTGCAGGTCAGCACGACTACCCATACCCAGACAACCTGGTTCTGGCTATCGAGGCTATCTACATCGACGGCATGCCTATCGAGTCCGTGTCGATTCAGCAGGCTCGCGAGTTCGCAATCACCCGCGACCCGGCCTTTGCTCGCACTTCCGACACGCCAGCGGTTTGGTATGAGCGTGCTGGCGTAATCACCATCTACCCAAAGCCAGCCAAGGACATCACCAACGGCCTCAAGATTGAGTACCTGAAGAACCCAGTCCCGCTGACTCAGATGACCGACTACCTGTCGGTGCCTGACCGCTACTTCAACGAGCTTGTGAACTACGTCATTGCTCAGGCAATGGAGATGGACGAGAACTTCGCCGCGGCTACCTACAAGTTGTCTCAGTTCCGCGATGGCCTAAGCCGCCTCGCCTACAAGGACAACATGAACCAGACGGACCTCTACTTCACCATCACTCCAGACCCTGAGGACTACTAATGTCGACTGAAGTTCGCGAACGGTCAACTTCTCTCCAGCGATTCACCAAGGGTCTAAACAACTACTGGGACCAGTCGTCAATCGATGAC